CCGAGAAGGTCATCAAGCACATGTCCGTCTATGTGACGCCGTGGGGCACCGTGGAATTCATGCCGACGCGTGAAAACCGCAGCCGCGACGTGTTCGTGATGCAGGACGATATGTGGGGAATCGGCGTTCTGCGCGCGACCCGCAATACCGAACTTGCGAAGACGGGCGACAGCGAAAAGCGCCAGATCATCACCGAACTGACCCTCATTTGCAAGAATGAGAAATCGTCGGGAGTTATCGATAACACTGTCGCTTAAGGAGCAAACCCAATGGCTTCCGAATACAAACCTAACCTTGGCGTGATTGCGATCACTGCCGCCAACACGCTTGATGATGACGCCTACGCTGGGCGCACCATCAACCTGAACTCCGCAACCGGCCGGATCGTTACCCTGCCGGCCGCCACGGGTTCGGGCGCCACCTACACGATCTTCGTGGGCACCACCGTGTCCTCGGGCTCGCACGTCATTCGTGTGGCTTCGGCCTCCGACGTGATCCAGGGCGCTGTGTCGATCTCGACCGACATTGCAGGCGTGACGTGCCCGACCGCTGCCGACAGCGACACCATCACCATGAGCGGGTCCACCACGGGCGGCGTTCGCGGGTCGATGGTCGAACTGCAGGACGTGGCTTCCGGCATCTGGATGGTTCGCGGCTCGCTGGTTTCGACCGGCGCCGAAGCAACCCCGTTCTCGGCCGCGGTGTCCTGATAATGGCGGGGGCGGTTCTTCGGGGTCGCCCCCTACACCAAGGGAAGATGATATGACGCAGGTCTGGGTAAAAACCAATCGAGGTGATACACTCCGCCTCGGAGACGCGCAGAAGGCGTGCAAGACTGACGAAGGGCTGACGTATGAAGTTATCGGAACAAATGACGGTCGAGGATGGGATGCTGCACATCCAGCAGACCCACGACTACACGCCGATAGCGGAAAAGTCGAAGGCTCTGCAGTCCGCGGAAGCCTGGAACATGGGCGAGAGCCGGTTGGTGGCGAACATCCCGATGAAAATGTGGTCGGAGTGGGCCAAGAAGCACGGCGTCCGCGTGGACGACCACGGCGCGATGCGGGAAGTCGTGCATAAGGAATTGAATAACCCGGATAACGCACATTTCCGGGTGTGGAATGGCAACCTAGGCCGCTTCCAGGCCAAGTAAGGATCAAGGCAAATGGCGACGATTATCCCTACCACGGTCGAACAGCAGATCCGGGCTGCCGCGTATCGCTGGACTGATTACAGCACGGCCGACACGGCAACGCCCGTAAAGCTGATCAACCAGGAGGGCTTGGCCGGATCCGTGCAGGTCACTGGCACGTTCGGCGGCGCTACGATTGCGCTGCAAGTGTCCAACGACGGCACGAACTACTCGACGCTGAAAGACGGGGTCGGGACCGCGATTACCTTCACGGCGGCCGGCACGGCTGAGTTCTCGACGGCGGCGCTGTTCATCAAGCCGACGTCATCTGCTGGCACGGCCGATAACGTGACGGTTACTGTTATCCTCCGGGGTTAATGCCATGAACATGCCGCTTTCCGTTCTGAACCGCCGTCGCAGGATTGGCGCGGCATCAACCCCCGCCTTCTCCCCCTCCACGCTCTTCGCGTCCAGTGAACCCGGCGTCTGGTACGATCCCAGTGACCTCACGACCCTCTACCAAGACACCGCAGGCACCACCCCCGTCGTGACCCCCGGCCAGACCGTGGCGCTGATGCTGGATAAGTCGAAGGGGCTGACGCTGGGGACGGAGTTGGTGACGAACGCCGCTGACCGTGAATTTACCAGCGACACGGGGTACTGGACGAAACAAATCCCCACCAACGGTGCCGTGACGATTGGTGGCGGTGTTTGCACAATTTCAAGCATTGATGGGACTTTGGCGTCGATTTCTCGCGCCAGCCTCACGACCACAGGCATCTGGTATCGCCTGTCGCTTACGGTTTTGGTACGCTCTGGCGGCATTCGCATTACTGATAGCACGGGGGCAATCTACGCGACGATAACAACCAGTGGCTCAAAGTCGCTCACTATTCTCGCCGCCGGAACGGGAACGCTCTCTCTTGTCCGGTCTGGCGTCACTGATGCAGACATCGACAACATCTCCGTCCGCGAACTCCCCGGCAACCACGCCACCCAAGCCACAGCCGCATCCCGCCCGACGTACGGTGTGGTTCCGACCGGGGGACGGCGGAATTTGCTGACGTGGAGCGAAGACTTCCGTAGTACGGCAGGGGCTGGAGAAGTTAGGCCGTGGTTCCATAACAACGTAACTATATCCGCAAATACAACCCTTTCCCCCACAGGGACGCTGACCGCTGACACGATGACTGGTACGGGGGGTTTCCCATTTTGCTACCAAGACATCACCGCCTCTGTCGGCTCTACCGTTTCAGGTTCGTTCTGGATCAGGAAAACATCGGGCCTCGCCAACGGCTCGCTGCCAACAACCTCGCTTGAGTTCCGGTCGAACACAACGCTTGCTGAATACTCTTTGGTGCTGGACACGAACAACGGCGCGGCTATCGCATCCTCTGGATGGGGAACTGCCCCCGCACTGAACGCCTCCATGCAGTCTGACGGTGACTATTGGAGAGTGTCGCTTTCTTCACCAGCGACCCCAGCGGCAACCACAGCCGCCCGGCTCTACATTGGCGTGTCTGGTGGCTTCCTGAACGGCACTCGTCCGGGCAGCTTCCCGGCGAGCAGTGTAATCATCTGGGGCGCTCAACTCGAACTCGGCTCCACCGCCACCGCCTACCAGAAAGTTACCACCGCCTTCGACGTGACCGAAGCCGGGGTGCAGTCGCTGTCATATCTGTCGTTCGACGGGGTTGACGACGGAATGCTGACGCCCTCTGTCGGCTTTAACGCTGACAAGATGACTGTGTTTGCGGGGCTACGGAAGGCCAATGATGCGACGCGCGGGATTGTTGCTGAAACGAGCGCGGCTGCGGCATCAGGGGCATGGAACCTAAACGCCCCTAACGGCACGGCCATTGCAAACTACGCCTTCAGGAATATCGGAACTTCGTCTGCTGATGTTGTTACGTCATCCACCTTTGCCGCGCCAACAACAAATGTCTTGACCGCTATCGGCGATATTGCTGGCGATATTTCCCAAATACGGGTCAATGGGAGTGTGGCGGCAAATAGCACAAACGACCTTGGCTCAGGTAATTATGCGGCTAATATCCTTTATATTGGCCGTCGCGGTGGCGCTACATTGCCCTTCAGCGGGAACCTTTATAGCTTGATTGTGCGCAATGCCGCCACAGACGCAACCACAATAACCGCGTCCGAAAGCTGGGTCGCAGGGAAAACAGGAGTTGTATTGTGAGCTACAAAGACGCGCTTCCAATGCCGGATATTGATTTGTTACGGGAGAAGTTTGAACTTGACGCTGACCGTGGCGTCCTTATTCGACGCCAGACTTATCACGGCTTCAAATCTGGAGAGGTCGTTGGTTATTTGCGCCCTTGCGGTTATCGCTGGGTAAAGCTGAAGGGGAAGTCCTACGCCGCTCACCGCATTATCTACTTCATGGCGACAGGCGAAGACCCCGGCCTGCTGATGGTGGACCACATCAATGGCGAGCCTGACGATAATCGCCTAAGCAACCTTCGCCTTGCAGACATGAAGCAGAATGGGCGGCACCGCGCCAATAACTTACGGACAAACACAAGCGGCCATCGCGGCGTTTGGCAAAGCCCGAAAACGGGACGGTGGCACGTTGCTGTTCGCGTAGACGGAAAGTCACTGCAAAAGGTTTTGCCCACAAAGGAAGATGCCGTCGAAATGGCTGCGGCCCTTCGTAGCCAGCACTACGGTGAATTTGCGGGGACAGCAGCATGACCCGCATAACGGCAGCAGCCCCCGAAGCCCTCGTCAGCGATAGCAATCAGTTGGCTATGTGCCTCGCCTTTGGCCCCGCAGACGGCGAAACCTACACCGGCCTCAACTGGCAGGACGCTGACGGCAACCTCTACGCAGCCGCCTCATGGGAAGCCTCAGACGCGTGGGTGGAGGCGTCGTCACAGCCCCTCGTCAGACCCGCATGGGACGTTGACGAGATTATCGACATGGACGCTGCTGGGCGCGCTCAAGCGGCGCTGGTGTTCTCGCTGGAGCCTGTGCTGGCGGTGCCGGTGGCGCTGACGGCTATCGGCGGGATGGACGGGGTGGCGGCGTTGCAGGCGATGGGGCTGACGGTGCAGCCCGAGCCTGTTGAGTGAAAGCTTGCAGGGGCTGGTTGATTCCAAAGAATGTGGCGCATTCGGTTAGCACTCGACCAAAACGAAACCTGAGTTCCGGCGCCCCTGCGTTGGCATGATTACATACCCGTGTCGGGGTATGCAATATAGTTTTCTTCGTAGTACGCGTCCGCAATAATGGCACCAATCATTTCCGTGATCGTGCTACCAGGCGGGACTTGCGCTTCCAGCCAATGACGCACCTCCGGCGGCAGGGATCGTAGCAGGCCACCCATGTTGCCGCCGATCGGGCTTTCAATCAGCCCGGACGCCCTGGCTTTGCTGATGTAACCGTTGACCGTTCTTTGCCCCACGCCCATGCGCTCGGCGATCACCTCGGTGTCCAGCTTGGCATTATGCAAGCGCGCTGCGTGCTGGATAACCGTCTCACTCTTCTTCGTCATGCTCGTGCTCCATCGGGCTGCGTTTATTGTTGGGTACAGGATCCACGGCCTTGCGTTCGAGGAACCTGACGTGGGCCTCGAGGGATGCGATCCGGTCGATGGCCTCGGTGGCCACCCGCTGCAAGTGTGGCCAGTTCATGATCGGGCCATTGGCCAGGACGGCTAGGTGGCCGAGGCGGGATTTGATGTCAGTCATCACGCTCCCCCTTTCGTGGCGGGCGTTAACACGTCGCGGGCGTCATGTTCGCTTTTCGGCGTTTCGTTAACATGAGGTGCGGCGGGCTTGTCGATCAGGGCGAGGGCGGCGGCGGCTGCTTCCGTCGCCCATTGCAAATCTTGCGCGGGGTCGAGTCCGAGCATTCCGCGCCCGCATACAATGTCGTCCAACAGTCTCGCCGCTTCTCGTATCGCAGCGGCGTCGGGCTGAACAACAGGAGTAGCCCCAAACCCACCCCAAGGCACTGCCATGTCAGAGGTAATCATTGGCCCGCAGTTTGGCCGGTGCGGGCAGGAATATCCGTAAGCCTTGCCCGTTTCAAAGCGCATACCGCACTTCTGGCACTTCATATCACTCATGACTGTTGTCCTTCGGTTGGGGTGTTGAGAAGGGCGACGATCTGATTATACATGGCGGTTGCTTCCTCGCCCAAATCGTCGCGCCAAATCGCGTTCAGCACCTCCCGCAGCGCCGCCTCTCGTATCGCAGCGGCGTCGATCGTTAACACGTCGCCCGGAACATGTTCACGTTTCGGCGTTTCGTTAACATGACCGGGCTGCACGGCGGGAAGGGCGCGGCGGTTCCACTCATGGGGCGAAGCGCGGCGAACCGTCCAGCCGATGCAAAGCCCATGCGCGCAGGCAACTGTAAAGCCATCCACCTTGACGGCTTCACCCCCGCAGAACGGGCATGGCAGAAGGTCACTCATGGCGTCTCTCCCTTCAGAAAAGCACGGGCGAGAACTTCCACCGCTTCTGCGTCGTCACAATTACAATCCGGGTCATGCAGCCCACGGTCTTTGTAGGCTGGATGACAGCGGCAACGAACCAAGTCGCGCATCTCTGCAATGGCTTGCTCAATGCTCAGGTCACTCATGGCTCTCTCCCTTCGGTGGGCTGATCGGTGTAAGACCAGAAAGACCAGTCTGGGCCGGGCAAGCCCCCGTACTTCACAATGCGGACGCGCCTCACATGCTTCAACCACACCCATCTCCCGTACCAGAGGCGGACAGGGTGCCATGCAAACCATTGATGGATCGGGCCTTCAGAACACCCAAACGCATAGATATTCGGCCAATCAAAGCGCGGTTTACGCGTCATGGCGCTTCTCACATTGCTCTAGTTGTATCAGAAGGCGCACCCTATCGTCCTGCGCTATTGCCCAAAGACGCTGACCGCATCGAAGCGCCTCCCGCAACCGATCACGCTCTGCGGTCAGGTCATCGCAGCGGGCATCCGCTGACAGAAGCAGTTGAAGCAGGGTCTTGCTATCGTGCTTCGCCAATTCTTCCTCAGTCATCGTCATGCTCCCGCAACGCCTGCGCCATCTGGATCAGACGGTCGGCAGCCAGCCGCATGATGGGCTTGTCTTCCATCGTGCCCTTCGTGATCAGCCACAGTGCAATCTCGTCGTCAGTCATCGTCGGCTCGTTTGTCTTTTCCAGAACCGGCATGGCCATGTCCGTCTTCGTCTTCATCATCGGCTTCGTCCCCGGAATGGTCATCATCATGGGCATCGTCGTCATCCTTATCGTCATCATCGTGGTCCGGCTTCGGGTCAGGCTTGGGGCCCGGCTTCGGATCTGGCTCCGGATCTGGCTCCGGCGTCGGCTTATGCTCTGGCTGCGGCTCAGGAGCGGGCGCAGGGCTGGGCTCTGGCTTCGGCGGCACATCCCCACGCGCAAGCAGAGACGGGCCTCCACCGCCCTCCTGCGTGCATTCTGGGGGCAGCGGCAGGACAAGGCACCGGTCAACATGCGAACCGCACGCAGCCAGCGGCAGGAGCAGAAGAAGGTATTTCATCACAGTGGCCCCAATCTACAAAGCGCCTTGAACGACCGGCGGTATGACTTTAGCAGCAGGTTGATCTGATCAACCTTCCACTGGTTGCCCGCCAAATGCTCCTCGGCGGCGTAAATCTCCAGCGCTACAATAACGGTGTGCGTGTCCGCAGCATCAAGTTTTAGAGCCATTACAGCACCATCCTCGCAAAAAGAGTTGCCAGCCCGATGCACGACAGGGCAACCGCGACCATCGTGATGGCGATCACCATAGCCCCGGGCGTTGGCGTGAACCACATTTCATCCTCGACGATCCGGCACAGGGCACGATCGGCCGGGTCTTGGCTGTGAGCCAGCACCTCGAAGGCTGAGTCGATTGCGTCCAAGTCATGGTATTGGTGATTGCGCAGGATGTACCTGGCCATCGAATAGCCCTGATGCACCGCCGGCATTTGCATAACTTTCGCGCTCATTCCTCCACCTCCACGATGCTGTAAAACCAGATCTTCAGCGAGTTGTTGTATTCCTTGACCAGCCGACCCTCGGCGCGCAGGTCGGTGAACGCGCGGTCCACCGTCTTTTCACCGATCTTCAGTGACCGTGCGATGCCGCCGCGTGTGTCGCGCCCGTTGGCCAGGTGCTTCACGACAGCCGCGATGATTTCCAATGATGCCTGGCGCGGGTAGTTTTCCCCGTCCGCCGGCGTCTTGCGCAGGAAATTCGGAATGCCGGCCATCCACAGAATCCGCAGGCGGTCTTGGTCCCATTCGACGAACTTGTTGGGTAGGTGGTGTGTCACAGCCCCGCCCCCATCCCAATCATCAGCATCAGGTACAGGCCGCCGAACAGGCAGGCCACGCCGATCATGTCCCGGATCATTGTGCTTTCTCCGCGATGTAAATGGCCTGACGGATTTTGCCCTGCGTTGCCACGTCATCGGCCGACAGTCGCGAGCGGTTTTCGATCTCGTTGTTCATCATGCGCAAGGCGTCCGGGCCCATAGCGGCCAGCTTGGCCACCGATGCTTTCCACGCGATCATGGAGCGCTCGACGTTGACCTTGTTGCGGGCTTCTTCCCAAGCCCACTTCAGCGCGCGGCGGATCACCTTGGAGCCTTGGCCGATGCGCTTGACGTGGGCCCAAGCTGTCATCATGACCCAAGCCCGGTTGGGGGTCAGGTCGCCGTTCTTGGTGGTGGTGTATGGGGTCATGGTCTGGTTCCTCTCGTTTTTCTTATCCTCAACATACACCCAATCAAGAAACACGCAACAGGAAAAATCGCTATTGACGAAGAAAAGCATATTCGGTATTGATCAGGCATCGGAAATATAGAGGATAATCAGATGCAGGCTCAAGACCTGATCAAATCATGGGCGAAGGAGGGTGGCCGCAAGTTTAGTTGGCTGGCCGCCCAGGTTCCCGTGGAAGCAAACACCGTGTCCGGCTGGGTAAGCGGACGCAACGTACCGAACGCCGTGTGCCGCAACCGTCTGGCTGAAATCACGGGCATCGAGGAATTGCGCGATGCTATTATGTGGGGGAAAACCGATGCTAAGGTCTGAAATCCTCGACACGGCCAAGCAGTACGTCAACGTTGATCGGGCGGCGACACATGGTGATGCTGAACGGAATTTCGGCGTGATCGCGTCCTACTGGTCGGCGCACCTCGACGTGGCCATCAGCACGGCCGACGTCGCCATCATGATGACGCTGATGAAGCTGGCCCGCATCAAGGCCAACCCGGCGCACGTCGATTCGTGGGTGGACGGTTGCGGTTATCTGGCCTGCGGCGGCGAGATCGCGACGGAGGTGGTGGAATGATCAAAAAGAACGCCAAGCCAGACAGCATCGCGGAGATGCTCAATAACCTCGACGCTGCCGACTCGCTGGTCTGCGCTGCACTGCGCAGGAACGGCCTGACAAAGTCGGGCGACACCTTCGGCCGCCATGCGCTGCACAGCCTGCGCCGGTTTATCGAGATGCTCGAAGAGGAAGCCAACGAAAAGTTCAGCGGGCAGGACTGGCCCGGGGCTGGCTACCAATGACCCTCGGACAACTCGCTGACATCGTAAACGGCCTGATCAAAATCCACGGCGAAACGATCGATGTACGCTTTCTGTACCAGTTCGCCAGCGGCCGCACGAAAGCCGACACGGTGACCAATTACGAAGTGAGGACGCCGAAAAGCGAAATACTGAAGGGCGCCGTCACCTTCCGCATCGGCTACGCAAGAGGAAACGAAGAATGATCTTGCGCGGACAAATCAGACATTTGCGAACGGCGTGAAGTAAGCATCTTGAACTCCCGGCCGCATGTTTGCAAATAGCCGGGAGTTTTACTTATCGCACAGTCTGTTTGAGATATTTCGTTTTGCAATTACAAGCGTTTGCCCATCACGCTTCACAAGCTGAACATCGTCAGGCGTCAACCTAAACCGCTTGATGTATGTCTTCGCGTCATCAACAGCCTCCTCGCTATCATCACTGGCAAACAAGACAGGGCCTTTTATCTTCATGCCTGAGCCACGAGCCAAGCGTGGAAAGCCTGCCATGCCGCATCACATCCCAGCGCCACACAGGCAAACGATCCTGCCGCCGCCGCAGCCTCAAGATACTCGCGCTGCCCGTCCTGCCAGCGTCCTTGCGTTGGATCTCTGCGTTTCAATTCGCAAACAAACGTCACCCGGCCGGGGATGATGATGTCGGCCGCACCAAGCGTCATGCCTTCGGCCTTGTGCTTTGCAATGGCGGCAATCTGCCCGCCAGATCGCAAGCCTTCGTTCCGTGGGTGGATGGCCAGCGCGCCCCAGGTCTCCCCGTATTCGCGCCGCAGACGGCCAAAGAACGTGACCTGCTCCTGAGATTCTGTGGCGCACTTTCCTCGATACTCTATGTCGCCAAACGTCACCACGCCACGCTGTGCAATTTCTTGAAAGTCACTCAGCCGCATGTTGTTCCACCTCGTCAAATGGGTTCCATTCTGGTTCTGGCTTAGCATCCGGCTCCTTATCTGCCGGTCTGTTGTACGCCTTGATGTCGAAAAACCCCGTCTCCGCGTTCTTGGCATAAGTGACGGTTGATGGCGCGACCTCGCCATTGCGCGTCACGGCCTCAAACGCTTGCCATGCCACTTGCCCGCGAACATGCGGCGCGTCCGGCAAGAACCACGTTGCAAACTGCCGATAAGGCGTGACCCATTCCACGCGCAATGTGCGGTTCCCAGACCTGCTAACGCCAGGCGCGCAAGACATGCTTAGAACCCTGTCGGTTTGAATGCGCGTGGGATCGCGTTTCAGCGCCTTGAAATCTGCAACCAGCTTATCATTTGGGTTCACAATCTCGCCCTTACAGGCGATGCAATACCTGGCTGCGATATCGTTTTCTGCGGCGCAATGCGGGCACTCCTTGTAGGTCCAACGATAGCTGCAGCGCTCGTATTCGCCGCGCTTGCCAGCCTGCACCAGCCCCATGCAGCGCCTGCCATAGTGGCCAGGGATTGGACCAAAGTCGGACATGACCTGACGCCCGTCTAGGTCAAGGATATACCCCGCATCGTCCTTGCCATAGGCCAGATATAGCGGGTTTGCTGTGAAGCTGTTTTCATAGGTGCAGGCTGGGCAAACACACTCCATGCCACCCTCACCGGCAGCCGCCTTGCCGGCCTTCACTACCGGCGCAAACAAATCTCCGTCCGGGCAATGATCATCAAGGTTTGTGGTGTAATCCAGCACCAAACAATCGGTCTTGCCAGTATGCAGGCGAAGGCCGCGCCCGATGATCTGCTGCAGCAGCCCAACGCTTTCGGTCTTGCGAAGGATGGCAATTAGATCGACGTGGCTAGCGTCAAAGCCGGTGGTCAGCACGGAAACGTTCACCAGATACTTGATCTGCTGCGCCTTGAACCGCCGCAAGATGCTGTCGCGCTCTGCCTTTGGCGTTTCTCCCGTGACGATCCCAGACAGTTCTGGCGGGAGACTGGCAATGATTTCGTGCGCGTGCTTCACCGTGGCGGCGAAGAACATCACGCCCCGTCGATCCTGCGCCTGCGCCACTACGTCGCCCACGATGGCCGCTGTCTTGCGCCCATGGCCGTGATAGGCGCGGTCCACCGCATCAGCGTCAAACTGGCCTCGGCTGTTCAGCGCCAGGCCAGAGGTGTCGTAACCCGTGGCGTTGATCTGGCCAATCACGGGTGGCGTCAGAAACCCCATGCCGATCAGCGCCCGCGCATCTATTTTGTAGACGCACTTGGAAAAGTATGGATCGCGCGCCGTGTCTTCGCCATTGATTTTTCCACTGTCATGCTCTCGGAAGATCCACCCAGACCCCAAGCGGTAAGGCGTGGCCGTCAGACCGCAAACGCGCAGGTTCGGGTTCCCGTCCCTCATTGCGGCGATGATGCTGCGAACCGTTGGCGTGATGCCGTGCGCTTCGTCCAAGATCACCAAGGCATAGCCCTCTGGGCCCTCCTTTTGAAACCTACTGATCTTGTTTTTGACGGTCAGCGGCGACCCAAACACGACGGGATGGCGCAACTCCTTTGCGCCGGCCGATGCCGAAAACATGCTGGCCTTGTTGCCGGCTGCCAGAAACTTTTCTCGGTTCTGCACCACCAACTCAGCACTGGGCGCAAGGCACAGCACGCGCTTGCCTGTCATGCCGTGAATGACCGCCGCAATCTCTGCAATGATGTGAGACTTGCCCGCGCCTGTCGCGGCATCGATGACGAACGGCGCTGTGCTGCGTTTCATCCAGTCCAGCGCGGCCTGTGCGGCATCAGCCTGGTAGGGGCGAAGGGTCATCGCGGCGTCTCCCCATGCTCAAATCTGGCAGACCGCGCCGCTTCTATTTCATCATGACAATCCGCGTCATATTCCACATCGCCCGGATACACGAATAACCTTGGCTTTTCATCGTGCAAGCATGGCGGAAGATATTTCTTCTGAAAACAAACTTCATGCACTCTTCCTTCGAACCGTTCCGTAGGGTAAAAAAGAAGGTAACTTCTTCGTTCTAGAACCCCAACAGCAAGCAATAAATGCTTTCCTGTTTGCTTTGTTAAAGTTAGGAACTTTTCCTCATATTTACCAAGTTGATCGTCGTCTGGTTTAACCTCAACAAATGTTCCACCCTCAAGATCTGGAAGATAGAAATCTGGCAGATAATATCCTTCCTTCCCAAGGTCATAGCCCTCATGTTCATATTCCCATCGCAATGGGAATGCATCGAAGAACACTGCCCAACGGGCTTCGAGTCTGCTGCGGAAGCGATATCCTTTGTATCGCGTTTCAATCGCTTTAATGGTCATTTCACCACCCAATAGCTGGACGGCTTCCCGCGATACGGCTCCAAATCGGCATCAGGCATAAGCGCCTTGACAGCCTTTGCATAAGCAATAGCGCCAGCCTTTTCGATCTTGGTCAGCTTGCGCCCGGCAAACACCACGTTCCGATCCATGGCGATCACCGTCATATCAGAAAGCAATTCCTTCTTGCGCTCCTCGGCCCGATCAATGGCTTCGCACAATTCTTGATATTCAGTCATGATGCGGTGCGCGTTTGGCGTGTCGATGATCAGTCGCTTTGGCTCAAGATGAACGTCCGGCGTTTCACGATCGGCTAGGTACTCGGCGTAAAACTGGCGCAGGCGTGGCAGGTTTTGGTTCAGCCATTCCCAGTCCCATCTTACAGTTTCAAGTAAAGTTCCGCGCGGCGACCACTGATAGAAATCCCACAAAAGCTTGCCAGTAACCCACATTGAAAACTGGATTTGGTCATAATAGTGCGGCTGCTCCGCAAGCGTCTTGAACTCCGGAACCTCGTCTTTCCGCAGGCCAAACGGGCACTTAATCTCTAGACCCTTGTCATGGTTGATCACAAACCCGTCCGGGCTGCATCCGGCCCAGTCCTCGATGGCGATAAACCCCACGGTCTGCACCGCGTTGCCTGTCTCCATCGTGTATTCGGTCAGCGCCCCAGCCTCGTTGCGCGTGCCGTATTCGGTGGCGATGTTGCCCTCAAACTCCGTTGGCGCACCGACCCACTCCCGCACCATGCGGCGCATCACGTCATCGCGCGTGGCGTAAGGCGCATTACCAAGGATTGCACCGACGCTTGACGCTGTGATCCGGCCCTTGCGCGCCGCAAACCACTCGTCTGTCTTTTGTTCCATTTTCGGCTCCAATCTGTTAAAAGTTGTTGCCCAGCGCCGTGCCTCTGAATGCTCAGGGTAATCGGCTCCAACCTTCACGGCGCTGGGCGGCCCATTCATCAGAACGGGATCTCGTCATCCATCACCGGCGCGCGATACCCGCCACCAGCAGGCGCTGCGCCGAAGTCATCGCGCGGCCGTGCCGCCACGCCAGACCCGCCCGCAGGAAGCGGCTTGGCCTCAGCGATGTGGATTTCCTTCGATGATTTTGATGCTACCGCGGAAAGCCAGTTTCCGTGCATCATGCCGCCGTTGCGCGTGTCCGGCATCGACCAGATCATAATCGTGCAGACCATCGGCTTGTTTGTCAGCGCCATTACAAGATCGTCTGTGCTGGGAACGCCAGGCTTTGCGGTCAGCTTTCCG